CAATATGACCGCTCACCCCAGAAACCCGAACACCCACAACGAAGGTCAAATCGGATTGTTGTCCAAGATCATAAAACATCAAGGATGGCGAAACCCGATTGTGGTCTCCAAACGATCAGGCTTCATTGTCGCTGGCCACGGCAGGCTTATGGCTGCGGAGAAACTAGGGCTCGAGAAGGTGCCGGTAGATCTCCAGGACTTTAAGACCGAGGCCGACGAGCTGGCTCACCTAGTGGCAGACAACCGCATTGCCGAGCTGGCAGAGATTGACCGCTCAAGCCTGGCCGACATTATTGCAGAGCTTGATACTGGAGACCTGGACCTTGAACTGACAGGCTTTGAGGTGCAGGACCTTGAAGAGCTAATGACGGCGGCTCCACCAGAAGGCAACTTTGATGAAAACGGCTTTGACTATGACGAGTCGCACGCAATAATCGTTGAGGTTAGTACGCCAGAGGAGCAAGAAAAAGCGTTTAACTTTTTAACAAAAAATGGATACAAGTGCAAAATAGTATCGGTATGAAAATCAAGATAAGAAAAAAATGTAAGGACTTCAAAACGTTCAGGGCGGAGAAGGTCAAAAGCCTTTTTAACCCAGAAAAAGGAAACGAGTTTAGTCTGGACTGCGAGCTCCCAGACGTAGACGGTGACTGGCGCGTGGGCCTTATTGTAGGCCCCTCTGGAACGGGAAAGACAAGTATCGCAGAGAAATTCTTCGGAGCCGGAGGAATTTATAACCCCTACGAAGGGTGGAGCCACGACTCGCCAATAGTTGACGAGATTGCAAAGGGAGGCTCGCTAGATGACGCTACATCTGCGCTGAGCGCAGTTGGACTTGGCGATGTTCCAAGCTGGCTCAGGCCGTTTGGAGCCCTAAGCAACGGCCAGCAGTTTCGGGCGGGGCTTGCAAGAAGCTTGTTTACTGAAAAGGACGGAATAGTGGTTGACGAGTTTACCTCTGTTGTTGACCGCCAGGTTGCAAGGGTTGGCGCTGGCGCCTTCCAGAAGTCATGGAGGCGCAGGAAAAAGGGCAAGGTTGTTCTCGTATCGTGCCACTACGACGTCATCGACTGGCTTGAGCCGGACTGGGTGTTCGATCTAGAAAGGAAAACGCTGACAAAAAAGACAAGGGCGGCTGGAGCCGCCCAAGGTTTGAGCTTGAGATCAGAAAGGTGGACGGAAAATTATGGGAACACTTTGAGCCGCATTATTATTTAAAACTGCCAAGGCCGGTGGCCGCCGAATATTTTGCTGCGTTTGTTGACGGGGTTCCGGTGGCACACGTTGCCGCCACGCCACGATTTGAGATTCCCGGCTACAGGCTCACAAGGCTGGTTGTCATGCCGGAGTGGCAAGGCGCGGGCGTTGGCACTAAGTTTCTAAACCACATTGCCGAGCTGCACAAAGCAGGCGGTGGAAGGCAGGGAAGAAAGCTACCAAGCTATTTCCACACGTCGCATCCGCAGCTGTGCTCTTACCTTAGATACTCGCCGCTATGGTCACAATGCTCCGCCGTTTTTCATGGAGGCAGCAAAAAAAAATCAGCGGCATCAATCGTTAGGTCCGCAAAAGCAAAAGGAAAAGACGCCGTTGGCATTGGCTACGGCGGCCACTTTAGGGCCGTACAGGGGTTTAAGTATATAGGACACAAAAAACAATGAAAATATTATTAACAGGAAGCCGATCATTTGGCGCGGCGGTTTATGAAAGGCTAAAGGCAGACGGGCATGAGGTCGTTTGCGTTTGCTGCCCTATTGAAAACAAAAAAGACAAGCTAACGATAGCCGCAATAAACAACAAGCGGTCTATAGGCAAGATCATTCAGTCGGGAACGCTCAACTCGGATAGCTGCCCAGACGGCGTTGACCTGATTGTGGCGGCTCATTCGCATGACTTTGTTGGAAGAAAAACAAGGCACAGGGCAAGGTTTGGAGCTATTGGTTACCACCCTAGCCTGCTGCCGTTACACAGGGGCAGGGACGCGGTAAAGTGGACCGTGAAGATGAAAGACAATGTTGCCGGAGGAAGCGTTTACTGGCTTAACGAAACCGTTGATGGAGGCCCGATAGCCGCGCAAAGGCACGTTGTCACTGGCGGCAAGTTGGGGTCAAAAGAGCTTTGGTCTGAACACCTATTTCCAATGGGCGTTGACCTGCTGTCTATTGTATGCTCAGAGGTGGAAAATGGAAGCGCGTCGGCAATCAACCAGGACCACACAAAAGCGACATGGGAGCCTGCAATTTCGGGAAGGCCACTATTGCACAGGCCGGATTTAATTCTACTTGGGTTTAACGGCCTGAAACTAAACCAAGAAGGCAGCGCGTCAAGATAGCAACCCATGAAAAGTAAAGACAAATATCTTCACCTTGAGGAAATTAACATCAGCAACATTGCAAAGAAGGTAAAGGCTGGCAAAACCCTTACAGCATCCGATCGACGTGCCGTTGAGAACCACAGACGCAGGGAGCAAGGACTAAGGCCGCAGCAAACAGAATCAGAGACGGCAAAAGAGCTAGGTGTCACACGTGATACAATTATCAGGTGGAAGAAAATGAAAGCCCCCTTTGACGGAAAAGATGAGGAGCTTTATCAATGGATGGTTAATAGCAACATAAGCGGAGCTAAAGACTGGCAGCGTAATTTTAGGGAAGCCAACCCTGGTAAGTTTATTAAAAAGGCCACAGCAAAAAAGAAAGCAAAGAAGGCAGTAACCAAGACGGCAGACGAGTTGCGCGATGAATACTTCACAGAACTACAAGAGGCAAGAGCCGCTGGTGATGATTCCCGCGAGAAGATAGCGCTAGAATATTTCCTTAAAATAGACAAACAAATACGCGATCAGGAGGCACACAATAAAAAGCTAGGGCTTGACAGCGGCGAAACACTCCCGCGCAAAGAAGTGGAAAGGCTGCTAAGGAACTGGATACACGGCGGCAATGCTTGCTGCGATAAATACTCAAAACAAATTGCCCAGCGGCTAAGTGGCAAAAAACCAGCCGAGGTTCACAAGATACTTAAACCAATGCTTACTGGCCTGCTTGTATTTGAAGGTTTAAAGCGCATGGCAAAAGTGCCTGGTGATATTAACTTGCCGCAGTGGTTTATTGATTGCGTGCAGGACGAAAGGAAATTTTACCTCAAACCATGAAATATGAGCTCGAGCACTTTGAAGAAGCCGACCCGATTGTATGGCTAGAGGAAGCCATTCAGCTTGACTACGGTAATTTTAAGCGGGAGCACCACCCGCTAATGATTGAGCCATTGCGAATGGCAGCAACCAAGCGCGGCGGTTATGTTGGTTTGATTGGTAGTGTGCAGCATATAAAGACCCTCTGTGCGCAGCTCGTCCAGCTCTACGGCCTTCATACTTCACCATGTAACGCCGCGCACTATGACTTAACGGCTGAGGCTCTAAAGGAACTAAGTGACGACAAGCTAGTGCCATTAATTGATAACACCGACAAAATAACTCAGCTAATCCCAAACGAGCCAAGACGCAGAACAAAGTTTTACACATCAATTCCACATGGATTTATACGGTTACTCTCTGCGGGTATATTAGCCAACCGCAACAGTAAGACACTCGAGCGCATCACCGCGGACGAGTCGTGGGCGTACAAAGATGACGAGTCTTGGCTTGAGCAAATCCATGATAGGCAAAGCTCATTTAACTGGCAGTGGCAAATGTTCCTACCAACATCAGGGCAAACGGCAGGCAGCCAACTCGACCAGCTATGGCTTAAATCAACACAGCGGACTTGGCACGTAACTTGTGATTGCTGTGGCGAACTAATTCCCTATGTCTGGAAGCTTCCCGCAGTGAATGGCAAAGTGCCGCTAGGGGGTATGCGTTATGCTTCAAGTGAAGAGGTAATAAATGAGGAGGGCATGATTGATTGGGTGAAGCTTAGAGATTCAACCTATTACCAATGCCAGCTTTGTGGCGGGCGCATGGAGTGGAACGCAGCAGATCAAGACAGGCGCAATATGAGCGGTAAATACATTGTAATGAATGAAAATGGAGACCCTGATATTGAGTTTTTCCACTATAATGCGATGGTGCATGTGCCGTGGCCCGAGCTCGTTACCAAGTGGAAAGAGGCAACCATTGCGAGGTCCAGGGGTGACCTATCAAAGCTTGAGAACTTTGTCCGCAAGCAGTTGGCTGAAGCATGGAACGAATCGGATTACATGTCAGACGAAGTGCAAGAGAATGCTCGCGGTGGATATCTGCTTGGTGAGAAGTGGGAGACTGGTGGCGACGAACCAATTATATTCTTAACAACCGATGTTCAGAAGGATCACTACTATTGCGTGGTCAGGGCATGGGCAATCATCAACGGCAGCCTGCACTCTCGACTACTTGAGCGAGAGAAGGTGGTCAGCGTTGGACAGATTCAAGACCTTGCTGACAAGTGGCAGCTAGTGCAGAACGGCATACGCGGATCGCGTGTATTCCTCGACGGCAACTATAATACAGGACAAGTGCAGCGCATCGCAGCGGAGAATGGCTGGATGGTCTTTCGTGGCGATAAGGCTGCTGACTTCCGACATCCCGACGGCTTGCGGCGCATCTACTCAGACATGCAATACATTGACATTGGCGAGGGAACAAGCAACCCGCGCAGCAGGTATGTGGGCCAGATTAGATTCAGCAAGAATGCTGCACTCAACAGGCTCTCGCTCATTCGCTCAATCAAGCTCGAAGATGACTCGCATGTTTGGACGTATGCTGACAACGCCGGCTCAGTCTACGAGCGCCAGATTAACGCCTGGCACAAGATCAGCAAGACAGCGCCAGACGGCAGAAGATACTATGACTTTATCAACCGAGATTCAAAGGATGACCACTATGGCGACTGCGAGCAGCAGCAAATCGTTTGCGCAGCTATGGCTGGCTTGGTTGGCGTGGATGGCATGGAAGACGAGAACAACGAAGACGACGCATAAAAATCAGCATTGCAAAAATAATTACAATGTGTATTCTGAGCCAAGATGAATATTTCAAACGCAGCAGCAAACCTCACGCTTAATGCTACAGGCACGACAACGCGCCCAGGATACACTGGCACTGTGTCAATCAATTCAGGAACAAAAGCAAACTATTCAACATCTGATCAAGCTTATCAGACATATTTTCTACTTGCTGGCACATCAACAGCAGCCAGCCTGGCACTCACAACAGGTGACGCATCAGGTGATGCATGGACAGCAGCGGTGCAGCAAGTGGAGACAGCAACCGCAGCCGGCACAGTCACAGGCGCAGGCAATGGTAAGGCTACAATCACAGCGGCAGGATTAACAGGCTCGCCACTTGACATTACGTTTGCAGTCACTGATGAAGTGGCCGCAGATTGGGCTGCACTTGCACGCACAGCGATCGCAGCCAACACAGATGTCGCAGCTATGTTTGATGTCAGCGGAACATCCACATCAATCATCCTCACGCGCAAACCATTGGCAACTTACACAGTCGGCAGCGAGCAGTTGATCATGGCATATGCTAATGACGCAACGCTTAACATCGCGCTAGACAATGACACCAGCACAGGCATCACAACAGCCGCCACATCAGCCAATACCACCACAGCAGTCGAGGCAGATGGCGCATACATCTGGAATGATGACATTGACTTTGAGGGCATAGCACTTGCATCACCAAGCGCAGTTTACGCGTTGGCTATTGACCACACCACAGAGGACGCAGCAGGGCAGACAGTTGATTATACCATCGGCACAGAATACTCTGGCAGGATCACAGCAAGCACAACCCAATCATCTAACCTGATACTCAGCTACCCAGATGCCGCGTCTATACTTGACACGCTAAGTTTCACGGCAACGTCAGACACAGGGCTTGTGGTTGTCACAGTGATTGCAGAGGAATAATTCCAGCATTGACAAACCATTAAATTCAAGCTTTAAATAGTTTCCACAATATGCGTGCATTGCTCTTTACAATCTGGGTTCAATCAGACAAATCCGTAACAGCTACCCTGGCACTGCTTGAGCAGCTAACAGTAGCACAGCTTGAGACAGTCCAGCAAGGTGGTGCGCGTATGATTAACGCCAGCTTGAGTGGCAAGAGCTTCTCCTATGAGCTGCCGCCAAACTGGGGCGCGTTTGACTTCTCAGAGATGATCCGCTTGGCATATAAGCGCATCGCTCTAGGCGGTGCAAGCGGTGGTCAGATGACAGATGCAGAGCTGCAAACTTACGTGCTTGACGGCAACAATGAAGTGGTTGACACCATGACAGCAAGAATCTCTTACAACAACACAAGAATCTAGTATGGCAGTCTCACCACTTAAATCGACTTACGGCAGAGCAAGCGAGCGCGGCAATCACCAATACCGTGGCGGATCAAGCGAGTTCTACAGCGGCGGGCGTAACGATCAGCGCAGATTCAACACGCGCAACCTGTCGCAAGACATTGCCGACATGATGACCCAGCACCGTCATAAGATGATGCTCGGCGATTCAAGATATATTTACCAATCATTCAGCTCGATTGCAGGCGCGGTTAAGCAGAAAGCAAATTATGTTTATGGAGGCAGTTGGAGGCTTCAATCACTTAGCTCCGATGCCGACTTCGCACTTGCAGTCGAGGAAGATTTTAAAAAGCTAGACCAAGCATTCGACTTGCGCGGCTCCAACTTTGGATTCAGAAAGAACATCTGGCGCGGCAGCAAGCTGCTTGACGTTGATGGTGACTTCTTTGT